CCGGTTCGTGGTCGGCAACGAAGATGACCCCGATGCGGGCGACCCGAACACCTGGAAGGGCTTCGGCGCTCAGCGCTTGCGCAGCTTCTTGGCCGCTGTCGGCGCCAAGGACGGTCACCCCGATGACATCTGGCCCGACCTCGAAGGCGAGTCCGTGTGCGCTCAGCTCGGCAAGCGAACGGACAACAAGAAGGGCAGCCCGTATGAGGGCCAGGAACAGCAGACTGACAAGTGGTTCAAGGTCGGTGACCGTGAGCCGGGCCTGATCGGTCAGGCGAGCACCGGTTCGAGCCGGCGCAAGCACGAGCCGGACGAGGACGAGGAACCCGCACCAGCACGCGGGCGCAAGCCGGCTGACGACGATGAAGATGAGGACGAAGCTCCTCGTCGGGCGCGTCGGTAGGTAATCAACCCCTTTCACGCCCCACGGTTCGAGCAAGCAGCTTTCCCCTTCGCTCTGCTTGCTTTGCCCCAGCCCGCCGTGGGGCGTGAAATAACCCACACAACAGGAGAATACCCATGCCACTTTTTGAAGTAGCCATCATCGAAACACCGACCAAGACCCAGGTGGACGCGGGTGAGGGCGAGCGACTTGTCCTTCCGCCGACCGCTATCGTCGCAGCCAACACACAAGCCGCGATTGCAAAGGCCGCGCGTGATGCCGGCGCCAACTTCGACGCGTCCCGCGCACAGGTACTTGTGCGCCCTTTCGTATAAGCCCAGTTGAACAGCGGTTCGGTATCGACCCAGCAACTGGGCGTGACGTCAGTTTAGGCGCGCTCTTTAAACCAGAGTGGTTGAACAACGCGTCAATTGTATACCAAATGGGCATTAGCCCTAAGTACAAATGACCCGCCGCGTGCCCTCCTACGGGCCACTTGATGCGAAGATCGTGATTATCGGCGAAGCGCCGGGGCGCCAGGAATGCCTCGTCGGGCGCCCATTCATCGGCCCGTCCGGTCATCTGCTCGACAAGTGGCTGGACGGGGCCGGCCTACGGCGGCGGGACATCCGCACGATGAACGTCTTCGAGTACATGGCTCCAGGCTCGAACATAACCAAGGCCGACAAAGCCGAGGTCGAAGTATGGGCCGACAGCCTGCACACGCGCTTGCGTGAATTACAAGACCCGATCGTCCTCGTCCCTATGGGCAACATCGCCCTGCGCGCGGTGATGCGTAAGCCGTTGTGGAGTAACAAGTCACCTAAGATTGGGGACTGGCGTGGGTCGATACTGCGCTACGACTTCAACACCATACTGCCCGACCCTGAACGCTGGTGTAAGGTCATCCCGACCTACCACCCTGCTGCCAGCTTCCGTGACAGCTCGCTTGGTAAACTGTGCCGAGCAGACTGGCACCGGATCGCGGGCGATAGCCAGTTCCGTGCGAGGCGATTACCGAAGTACATCCACCTTGTACCGCCTATCCACGACGACGACGTGACCCGATACATTAACGAAGCATTAGACCCGTGTACGGTCATGGCGATCGACATTGAGACTAACCCATCCACGCGTGAGATACTGTGTGTGGGCTTCAGCTTTGACCCAGGCGAATCGCTCACGCTTCCGTGGCCCCAGTACCGTAAGATCATCCGTGTCCTATGTGAGTCGCCGTGTGTAAAGGTCGGCCAGAACTTCCTCTACGATCGCTACTGGCTACTCGTGCTCGGGGACATCGAAGTGCGTGGGGAGATACACGATCTGCTGTCCATGCACCATACGATCGACTCGACTTTGCCCCACGATCTAGCCACGATGGCAAGCCTCGACACGCGGCAGCCGTTTTGGAAACGTTCGCACAAGGATGAAGATTCTGACACTGCTGACAAGGAACCGTTTGAACGGTTGTGCATCTATAATGGGGTGGACTGTTGCGTGTCGAGGCAGCTGTTCGACGTGTATATGGAAAGGCTGCGAGCATGATCCCCAACGACCAGTGGGGCCGTGAGCTTTGGCTCGCTGTCGCCATGCGTGCGCTCGATATGAAAGGCGACGAGTTGCAGCAGATATACATCGCAGACTGCCAACAAGCGCGTGATGGGCACTTTGCTAACGCGCGTGAGTACAAAGAGTTGTACGCGAACCTATGCGCCGAGCACGAGAGCTTCAAGGCGTACTATGCAGGCCATAAAGACCTTGTCGAAGCGTGCGACTGTTTGCATAGATGGCGTAGCGAATTGCTCAACAGCATAGAGAAGATCACCGACGAACTTTGGAAGTTGAAGCAGGACGCAGACGGATGAGCAAGCTCGATCTGTATCTTAACCATTACGCTGCCCTCTCCGATCCTATGCTCGCCATGATGGATCACGGCATCCGTGTAGACCGCGCCAAGGCAGCAGAGAAACTTGCTGCTCTATCCGTCCGTTGCCGGGCTATCCAAGCCGAGCTAGCCGAACTGATCGGCGCGAACGATTGCGTGTGTGGACACAAGCGTGAGCAGCATGAGCAACTAGTCACCCCGTTTCTAAAGAAGGACGGGACAGTAGCGAAGCGGAAACCGAAGGTTACATGGCCGTGCGGTGAGAGCCATGTCAAATGTATGTACGGGCGCATGTGCGTGGACTTCACCCCTCGCGTCCGTGCCCTGACCGGCTCAACCGACCTCTCCTCACAACGCATCGTTGACTACTGCTACAACCACCTCGGCTTGCCTGCCCAGCGCCAGCGCGGCGAGGAATCCCTAACTGGCAACGAGGTCGCCCTGCGCAAGCTGCTGCTCAAGGCCCAGCACCAGGCAGAACACCCCATGCGCCGCCCCACGGAGAAGACTGCGCTGTGGAAGCGCGAGCCTGAGCTGGCCGTGCGTGTGCTCACACTGATCCTCGAACACCGTGAGAAGGCGAAGCTGGCCACGTACCTGGACCCGAGCAAAGTGGACCGCGATGGGCGCATGCGGTGTATGTATAAGGTCACGACTGAAAATGGCCGGCTCGCGTCCAAGTCCAACCCATTCGGTACCGGGATGAACTTGCAGAACATTCCGCGCGGGGATATGCGGGAGATATTTGTACCGGACGAGGGGTGCGTTTTTCTGGAGTTGGACTTCAGTGCTATCGAGGACCGCATCGTCAAGGTGCTCACCCAAGACCCCGAACTAATCCGTGAAGCACGCTTGCGCCCCGATATCTTTGACACCCACGCCGTCGCAGCCAAACGAGCGTTTGCCCAGCTCCTCAACGTCCACCCTGACAACGTGGACGTAAAGGTCGAAGTCACGCCCGGCAACACGCGCAGGCAGATATTCAAACCCTTCAACCACGGCGGGAACTACGGTGCCTCGCCCGTGCGCGTGCAAGAGATGATGCTCAAGGACGGCATCCTGCTCCCGCTCGCACTGTGTACCAAGCTGCTCGACGCCGCTATCACTGCGCCCAAGCGCGCGTACCAACGCGAGACGCGCAAGCGTATCATGCGCGACCGGAAGCTGACTAACAGCTGGGGCCGGGAGTTGTCGTTTGAAGGGGAGCGACTGGACGACGCCACCTACCGGCGTGGCTACGCCTTCCGTGCAGCGAGTGAGAACGCGGATAACCTGAACCAGCTCGGCCTGGTACCCGCGTATAAGTACATAATCAAACACCGTCTCAAAACGCGCATCAACTGCCAGGTCCACGACAGTTTACTGTTGTCTTGCCCGCCCGACGAAGTGTATGATGTCGCGCGGTTCGTGATCAAGAGCATGGAGACCCCGCGTGTGTATGAAGGTGTGGAGCTGGCCGTGCCCGTTGAGTTGAAAATGGGCACGAGCTGGAAGTGTGAACGTGAGTGGAAGACCCTGCCCAGCCGCGCAGAGTTTGAGCGGGCCGCGTATGACCTCCTGAAAGGAAAACCCAATGCCGAGCGAGCTGCCTGAGTTCGACGCCTTCATCGCTGCCCTTCGCCCGCGCCTATACGTCGGCGCGCAAACCTACGGTGACGCCTCATTCGAGCGTGCGTTGCCGGAGACCGCAGACGAGATCATGCAAGAGTTGCTAGACGTTGCAGGCTGGGCTTGGATTGCTTGGGTCCGGCTCAAGCGTGTACGTGACCGGATCAACGAGTTGGAGGGGGAGTGATGGCAGATTTTCATGACCACGTGTGTAGTAAGTGCTGGACCGTCTGCGCGTGCGTAGGTTGGTCCTGCACCATACGCGACCACGAATTCCTGTGCACCCAATGTCGCCGAGAGGAAGACGCCCGTGAGTCAGCACAACGGCAACGGTAAGGCTGACGCTGACTTCCTGTCACTATTCCTAAGCGCCGCAGGCAAGTCGGAAATCCCGAAACCTTTTCTCGAATGGGCCGGTGTGTCCCTCGTCGCCGCCACCCTCAACGACCACGTCTGGTACGAGAAGTTCCCGGGCAAGAAGCTCTACCCCCAACTGTACGTATTCCTGCTCGGCCCCTCGGGCCTTGGCAAAGGCGAAGCGATCGACTTCGCCCTTCAATTCATCGACGAGGACGCCCCGCTGATCAACATCTGGGACGGCAAGGTGTCGGGTGAAGGGTTCGTAGATGACCTCGCCACGATCAGTACGGACGTCAGCCATGAAGGACGACCAACCGCCCTATTGACCATGCCCGAGCTAGCTCAAGCAATCGGTAAGGGCCAACAAGCCGACGCGTTTGTGAAGCGAATGACTGGCTGGTACCCGCCCCCACGACGCCGTTACAAGGAACGCACACGTACGACCGGGGCAAACATCGACATGCCCAGCCCACTGGTCAACTGGCTCGTAGGCACGACCGTCGAGTGGATGGTAGACAGCATTACCAAGGACGCGATCGAGTCAGGGTTCTTTGCCCGCGTCTTCGCCATCAACTGCCCCTACAACCTGAACAACCGCGTGCCGGACCCGACAGTTGAGGAGCAATACCCGGCCCTATGCAAAGCAATCCGCACCCAGCTCCGTGACATCGCTGACCTGACCGGCTCGTTCCGCCTCACCAAACAAGCCCGTGCGATCAGGCACAAGTGGTACCTGAGCCGCCCAGCACCGGAGGACACGCGCTTGTTGCCCAGCTGGCGCCGACAGGACGACCTGATCCTCAAACTGTGCATGGTGTTCAGCGCCATGAGCGGGCGTGGGGACATGCGGATCACATCACACGAGATTACCCGCGCGCAGCAATACGTGCTCCGTGCGCATCACTCACTCCCACGCCTGCTATCTGTGGCCGGCCAAACACCCATGACCAACGGCCTGAACACCGTGGCCAGCTTCATCAAGATCGCCGGGCGCATCCCGCACAGCCCTCTGCTCAAGAAGCTCGCGCACCGAGGCATTCACGCGCAGGAAGCAAGCCTGCACTTGCTCGCGCTCATGCAGCAGCGGGACATTGAGTGCGAGCGGTTGAAAGGCGGGGCGCGGGTGTATACGTGGGCAGGGGCGAACTAGAACCCCACAATTATCGCACGCACAATGTAACCGATCGGCCCGCCACCTGACACGTTGTTGATCGAGTCGAACGTGATGTCGGCGAAGCCGCCACCGCCGCTGTAGCCGATGCTGGTCACGGCCACCTGGCCCAGACCAGATGCAGCTGCCACGTATGGGATGGCTACAAACACCGTGTTCGGAAACTCGATCGGGAACGCTGTGGTCTGCGAGTCCGTGCCCCCGCTCCCGGTAATGGTCCCCGAGACCTCGACCCATTGGACGATCAACTCGCCGGCCAGCGTTTGAATCTTGGCGTAGCCGGGCAGCGCGAGCGTAGCAGCGAGACCAGGGTAGGCTGGCGGACTGTATGTGACTGGTGCCCAGCCGGACACACCGAACTGTAAGAAGTCCCCGTTGCTCGGCGCCCCAGGCGACGCGCCCCATTGCCCGGCAAGCAACTGCAAGATATTCCCATCCGTCGCCGACGCCAGGTCCAACACCGTCCCCTGCAACTTGGCAATCGTCGGGCTCGGGTACGTACCGGTCAAGTCCCCGCCTGCCGCCCCGCTCGGCGTAATCTCCCCCGTCGTATTCCCCGTCCCGCCCTGTGTGATCGGCACCACAAACGCTACGTCGCTCGGGTCCGGCCCGGTCGATACCTGCTCCAACTGCAACGTGTCCGCGTTCAGTGGCTCGCCCGTACCGATCGCGCTACCCAGCGCCGAGAACTCCACGTACGCCAGCTGCGGTGTGATCACCGCATCCTGCACCCCGACCAGCGTCTTCGTACCCCCATCCGTCGTCGTGTCCACCAACACAACCGTACTCGCGGCACGCGGGCTGCCGTCGTTGTAGGTCACGCGCACGCGCATGCCGTTACGTATGAGGTTACCCCAATCGCCGTTGGTGTTCTTCAGGGTGAACTGGTGTGTGGCCGCGTACACGGGTGGATCAGGGTCAGGTACCTGTACCTGTCCAGCTCCAGTCACATACTGCGTGCCCAGATAGTTGATCCACACCGGGTCGAGCGTATTGTTCTTGAACTCACTCACGATGCGGCGCAGGTCGGGGGCGAGGCCAGTCACAGCCGCGCTCACCCGAATCCGATCGTCATCCTGGGGCTTGTTCAGGTCCGTGGTGTCGGCGTCGTTTTGGAATGACGGGGTGCCGACCGGGTAGCCGAACAGTTTATTAGGCACTACGTTAGACATGCGTGTCTCCTAGTTATGGTACCGGTGCGTCCGTCGTTGTCGGCTGCGCCTGCGTCTGCTTCCCGCGCTCGCGCACATCATTCAGGAACCCAGCGATCTGGCCCTGGAGCTGAGGCAACTGTTCGCGCGGCACAGTTTGTATCCAGTTCCCTGCCACAAGGCGCTTGCTGATCACCCCCGCCGCCACCTTCTTCTGCTCCTCGTTGCTCACACTATACAAGCCCAACAGCTCAGGCAATGTCAGCCGGCCCTGTTCCAACTTGCGTCGGTAATCCTGCATCGCGCCCACGCGCACCGCCGCCTTCAACTCGTTCGGGCTCAACTTCGCGGCTTGGGCCAGGTCGATCGGCCTGCCCTCACCCACCGCTGCCTGGATCGCCCGCTTATCCGCGCGCCGTTCGACTACCTGCCTCGGCGGCGGTACATCACCACGTCGTTGCGCCATGATCGCGTCGAGCTGGCGTTCGGCGGGCGTGAGTGTGAGGGCGCGTGGCGCGGTCGAGAAGCCGCCCAGGTTCAGGGCGATCAACTTTGCGGTCGTCTGGTCGAGCCCTTGTTCCTGGCCCGGCTGTGCAACGGCGCGCTGGTAGTTCTCGTAACTGAACGGGGTCAACAGCGTGCGCGCGGTTTGCATGGCGATGTCTTTCATTTGTGTGTACCACGGATCGTTCGGGTCGCGCAGCTGGGTCTTGCCTTTGCCTGACACGAACGCTTCGTTGCGCGCGATGTTGACCACAGCCTCTGCAAGCGGACTCAACTTCGCCGTTGCGTAGTCCATGATCGCCTTCGAGTTACCTTGCCCGACAGCTTCGCCGAGCCCTTGCCAGACATGGAACATGTCCTTCTGATATGTGGGTAACCAGCTCCTTTGCGGTTGGCCTTTCGCGTCATAGCCGTGAATGAATCCGCCGAATGCGTGGGCTTTTAAGTCTTCTGCTGTGTCAATCTTCGGCTTACCGAGCGTGAACAGGAACTCAGCAAGTAACGAGTAGCCGATTGCTAACACCGGTAACGTGAGCACCGATGCCGCGCGGTTGGTCAACCCCTTCCCGCTCACAACATCCGCAATCCCCCCACCTAATTGCCGGAAAGTACCAATCGCCCATCCCGGCGCCTGGAACATAGCCTGCACTGCCTGCTTGTACTTGTTGTCCCAGAACAGTTTGTTGTAGTTCAACTGCCCAAACACGTTATCAATCTCGTTACCGATCTTGTACGCGGCCTGTGCCTTGGCAAAACTACTCGCGTTCGGCCCGAGCCGATCCATCGCATCTTGGAATCGCCGCGCGAACGCACCCATCTTGACCTTGGGGATCAGGTTCTCGAACATCAACTTGGCAAAGTATTCTGGTATCGCCGACGCACCATGCCAAACTGTACCGACCGGGCTGTGATTTCGCAGCGCTTCGCCGAACGCGGTTGCGTGGTTGTTCACGAACTCTTGATACGAGTGCGGGTCACCGCCTGAATCAAGGAACGCATTGACAGCCTGCCGCAGTTCTGGGTCAGCGTTCGTACCATTCAAATACTCGGTAAACATGCGCTGGCCCATTTGCCAGTCCTTGACCATACCATAACCGGGCACCACACCTGGCAAATGTTTCAGCGCGCCTTTGAAATTCCTGCGTACAGCGTTTTCCAACACCTGCGTCGCGTGGTCCCACGCGTTGTTGAATGCTGTCGTATTCAAGTGGAACGCGGACAGGCCAAGGCGCCACGAGGTCGCGTCGTTGTTCACTTTGCGGATGAATTCATATGGCGTGATCGGTGTCCCTTCCGGTGTGAGCAGTGCAGAGCTACCTGGCACAGCTGCTCCTTGCGCCTGCACACTTCGCCGCCACCCCGGTGAAAAGTGTCGGTCCATCAACCGCGCGATGTCTTCGTGTACAAACCACTCACCTGTATATGGCGAGCCCTTGCGCAGCGTTTCCAGTTCATCGAACGTCTTACCCGTATTTGGCCACACACTTGCCTTAGCGGCTGCTGGCCCAGTATCGTATTCCGGTTTCGATATCGCCTCCCCTTCCTTCGGCAGCAGCTTCAACATGCGATCGTTCACACGCCGGTACCCTGGCGACGGACGCATGCCCCATTCAATCCCGCCTGTCCGCTTCAACTCCCCTAGCATTTCAATCTCATGGCGTAACCGAGCCATCTGCGTACCGCGAATCAGCGCAACTTCAAGTGGGTTCGTGTACATAGGCTCGAACCCTTCGGCCCGTGCCGCCGTGTAAGTGTCAAACGTCCTGTGTTGAACCGGCGCCATTGAACCAGTCATACGTTTTTGTACGTACGCTGGGATTACTGTCGCCGTCTCGCCGCGAGCGTTCTTCCAAATATGCGGCATGTGGTTGACGTAGAACTCGCCTAGCAAGTCGAGCCCATGTTTGCGTCCGGTTTCATGTAGCAGCCGCCCCTCACGCCCAACCAACATCTGCGCCGCGTCTTGGATCGCTTGCAGCTCCGGTGTCTCCTGCCGTGCAATACGAGTGAGTGGTTCGCCTTCCTTACCAAAAATGAAGTTGCTCTCAGCCGCCTGTGCGCGGTCCATGAATGTGTCGTACTCGTACGGGGTCAGCGTCGCTGTGCGCCGGCCCACATCATTCACAGCCTTTTGCATCCGCTGCACATCTTGCGACACACCGCTCATGTACTTGGTCAAGGCCATCGCACCTTCTTCAGCACGTGGACCCATGCTCGTGGGTGATACCGCTTCGCGTAAGCGATCCTTGAAATACTTTGCGGCTGCGACGGTTTGCTTGACGCCCGGTATGCGCGGGATAAGGTTTTCAGCTGCCCCGCCTACTGTACCAAGCCCCGCGCCAATGAGCGTGTTTGTTGCTAGATCGCCCGCACTTGGCTGCCGCCCTTCTGTCGCACCGGTCAACTCAGTACCAAACGCACTGAGACCTGCACCACCCAATGCCCGCTTCAGTATAGTACGCGGTAACGTCGCCGCAGCTTTGCCCATCGGTATCATGGACAAACCACCGGCAACGGCAGCACGACCAAGGCTTGGCTTTGTGCCTTCCAAATGTTCGGCAACATTCTCGCCCAACGCACCACCGGCACCCGCACCAAGGGTTGCACCGAACGGCCCGATTACAGGTGTAGCTGCTGCGCCGAGCGCACCGCCAGCAATAGGCCCGAGCACGCGCGCGGCGGTAGCAAGGTAGGGATGCCCGCCGTTATCCGGTTCTTGCTGTGTCGGCAACTCGCCCTTGAAAGCGATCTTCGGCAACTGCTCAGGTACCACGCCAGGTGTAGGCGTCGCAACAGGTGCAGCCGACTGTTGCCCCATCAAATGTTGCGTCGCTTCCTCAGCAGCCTTGGTTATTTGGTCCTGCGACCAGCCATCCGGCACGTCGAGTGGATACGTCTTGCCGTCCGGTAATGTGAGCGGGTAGCGCGGCATCAGGGGATTGGGGTCATGCCAAGGATCGCGCCGCTTGGCAGAGTTACGGTACCCGGCGTCGGCGTACTGGCAGGAGCTGCATCGCGCGAGCCAGTCATTTCGCTGTCTAAAAAGTCCAGGTGTGCTTTACCAGCCGGTGACCCAAGCCACTCATCCATTGTCGGTGGCTGTTTCATCAGCCGGTCTTCGACCGGGCGATTGCGTAGGTCATTTGCGTACGCTTTGCTCAAGTGACCGATCCGCAACTGTGCCATACGCTCAGGCGTCAAGCCCGACTTGCTCTTGCGCAGCTTGGCAATCTCACCCTGCACGCGCAGCCGCTGCGCCTTGCGCCGGTCAGCAGCCAGTTTCGGGTCTTCTTGCTTCGCCGCTGCCGACCGGGCCAATTCGCGCGCACCGGCCCGGTACAACGCTGCCCCATACTCAAGCTGCATCCGGTGCGGGTCACTCTTGGGCAACTTGCTCGCCTCGTCCACCATGCGCGCAGCGGTCGCCTGATCGTTAGCCGACTGCTCCTCAACATGCGCCCGCATCTTAGCCGTCTCGCGGCGCGCGATGTCTTGCGAGGTGAGTGGACCGGCGTGTGGCTCGACGCCCGCGAGCAGTTGCTGGGCCTCGGATGTGAGGCGGCGAATCTCGTCCATGTCTGCTGCGCCACCGGCAGTCTGCCGCTGCTTCAGTATCTCTACCTGTTCCATCATAGCCGCGCCCTGGCGCTTGCGGGCTTCTTCGATGGCAAGCAGTTGGGCAGATTTCTTAGTGCCGGCAGAGGCTGCACCAGCCTGACCGCGTGCTGCTTCTCGTGCACCAATGTCAGCGGGCGTAAGCTGTGCGTTGACCGCAGGAGCACCGGCCTGCAACTGGCGTGCGCGGAACTCAAGTTGATCGGCCAGTGCTGGGTTGGTCGCGCGCACTTGTGACGCTTGCAACATGAGCGCGTCGCCTTCGTTCTTTCGCGCGATACCTTCCTCGGTCAACGCCGCCGCACGCTTTGCGCCCGCGAGCCCAACCGGGTCCGTGATACCTGGGGTTGACGCGCGCACGTTGGCCAAAGTTGCACCGGCTCGCGCGAGACCGGTCTGGGCCTCGTCCTTCGCCGCACCGGTCTCCAACTTGTGCAACTGCTCCGGCAGCATCTCACGCGGCGGCTGTGGGATCATCGACCGTGCAAAGCCTTCCGACTGCGCGTCGATCAAGTCAGCCGCTGTGTATGCTTTCTGCTTACGCGGGTCATCGTCGGGCAACGTATCGCCGAACGTGCGTAGCGAGCTGGATCGGCGCTGACGGTCAAGCGTCGCCTGTTGCTGCTGGATCATGTACTGGTACACAGGCGCATTGGCAGCTTGCTGTTCCTGCAACTGCGCCTGCCGCGCATTCACAAACCCGCCCAACGCCCCACCAATCGGTGTCAACGGGCTCGTCGGTGTCATCGGTGAGCTGAACGCGCCTGCAAGCCCGGCGAGTATGGGTAACCACGTCCCACCCGGCTGCTGCGCGTTTGGGTCGAACTGCGCGCCCTGCCCCGGTTGGGGCATTTGCACCTGCGGATTCTTGAACAACTCTCCCATCAACCTATCCCATCAACAACGCAGCCATACCTGCCAGCTGCATCAACGAGCCCATTGTCTGCCCGAGCTGGTTCCCTCCCTGCCCACCCGCCTGCGGCGGTGGCATCCCCGGCCTCGGCTGCACCTGCGGCATCTGTCGCATGAACGGGTTACCGCCCATCGGTTGCGGCCCGCCCACGCCCATACGCTGCGGCATCTGTTGCGGCTGTACAGGGGGAATGCCCCCGCCCCCACCCATCCCGCCAATCATCTGCCCACCTGCCCCAAGCATCTGCGCAAGCGTACCCGCAGTCATTCCCCCGCCGCCACCACCCCCAGTTGCAGCATTCAACTGCCCCCACCCGCCACTCCCAGCCGGCCCCGTGTACGGCATACCATACAAATCTGTGGCCGCGATCATGTTTTGATTCTGGCCGCCGAGCGCGTTCGTGCTTGCCGGCATCGGCGATGCGGTCAGCCCACCGCCCGGTGTACCTTGGCCTCCTAGTAAGCCGCCCATTACTTAAGCCCTCCTATTGCAGCCAATACCGGTATTTGATATATCGCCTCAACATGAGCCGACCATGTCGAATGGACATCCCACAACTTACACCAAAAGCCGCTATGAAAATTTGGGACCGCGTGCGTTTTACCGAAACGTGCTGGTGGTACGAAACCAGTGACCCCAAACCGTACGCGCGTACGACCGGTCGCGGCCAACGACAAGTTCTTGTGCACCGATGGGTATACTACCTTATGACAGGTCGTTGGACCGACAAACTTGTTTGTCATACATGCGATCATCCTCGATGTGTAAACCCATGCCATTTGTTTGAAGGCACAACGATGGATAACAACCGCGACTGCGCGAAGAAAGGCCGTACTCGCCAACAATGGGGCGAGCGTAACAGCAAAGCTAAATTGACGTGGCGCGACGTTGAAATCATACGCGCTGAATACGCTCGTGGCGTACGCGCAAAACCTCTTGCTGCACGCTTTAAAGTTGGTTGCAACGCAATCTATCGCGTTACAAGCCGAGTAACATGGGCGCGTAAATAGGCTCATTTTAAACCGCCCCACATCCCACTCTTGATCGGCACCGTTGTGCTCGCGTTCCCTGCCGGCCCGAGCGCGTACTGCAAGCCCTGCCCCAAATTACCCAACACCGTGTACGGATACTGGAACTGCTGCATCGCGTTCTGCTGACCAGCATTGTAAACGTTCTGTTGCTGCGCCTGTTCTTGCCCACCTACGCCCAACGCTTGAGCTGCTGCCTGCATAGCCTGTTGCTCCGCACCAAACTGCTGCCCAATCGTTTGCAACTGTTGCTGTGCAGGTAAGTACGAGAGTGCAGCTTGTTGTGGTAATTCGCCGAGCGCCTGCATCCGTTGTTCTTGGGCCGTCTGATAATTACCCCCGTAAATGTTCGTGGCCAGATTATCCAACGTCTGCCCAAGCCCGTACCGCGCCTGGTCCGCTGCCGCGTTGTACCCGCTTCCCCCATACGCGCCTGCATGCTGTGCCTGCGCGGCCAGCTCCGGCGACGTGATCATCTGGTACTGGTTCCCGACATCCGTCGCGGCCTGGTTGAATGTCTTCTGCAAGTACGGGTTCGTACTTGGGTCGAGATACTTGCCCGCGAGCGTATCACTCGTGAACTGCTGGCCCTGTTCGATGAACGGCTGTACCTGCTCACCGACCTGGCCAACTTGCTGACCAATCTGCGCGGCCTGCCCCGGTAACCGGAGCGTGTCGCCGGTCAACCCGTACGTCGCCGCGATGGATGCTTGCTGCCCCGGCGTCAGGCCCGCAACTTGGTAGTTCATCGCCGTATTGTACGGTGCGATCTGCCCGCCCGGTAACGCCGTGTTACTGTACTGCGACGCGAGGTTCATCGCGTACGGCTCAAGCCACTTGGGCCATTGCTGTTGACTGGTTGTGGTTTGGTGTCCGGCGCCGCCCATTATTCGGTCTCCTTGCTATACAACTCCTTACGCACTACTTCCATCGACACCACCCACCCGTGCTTGGCCAACCTACGCCCGAGCCCCGGCCTCGCGGTCAGCGCCTCAATGTGCCGCAAGCCCCGGTCCCGCGCCACTTGCGTAATATGCTCATCCATCGCCGCCACCGCGTCTGTCCGATCACCCGGTTCCTTCCACGCCATCCACACGAACAGCCCGATCGGGACATGTAGAAACGGGTCTGTGGTCATCTGCGTGACCGTGAACCCGACTGGCGTCTCGATCATACCCCCGTCAGCGAAGGCAAGCCACAGCTCGCTTTGGCCCGCGACGATCGAGGCGCGCACGTGCTCCGGTTCCCAGAACCCCCCATGCTTCTGCCGCGACTTGATCAACACCAAGCCACGGCGGATGAAGGGCCAGTGGACGGTCAAGTCAATCGGTAACGCGGCGCGTACGAATGACTTGCGCGGCTCGTGTGTAGGGGTCACGAGTGAAAGGCTGGGTACCATAAACCTACCTGTGGGACGTATATCATATCAACGGCTAGGTTGACTACAGGCGACACGTCTAATGCTACGTTGCCGTCAGGCGGCGCGACCGCAAAGATTTGCCAACTGTCAAGTGCGATAAGTGTGATGCGCCCACTGAATGTAAGGGGTGCTGTAGGTGGTGTAGGATCGGGCGGTATAATGATCTTCTGTATGGTGTCTGTACCTGTGACCATGTGAATACGCGCGCTGACGTACAGCGTCGACGCGGCGGTAAGCGTCTCACCTACGCTGTCCCATTGGTTCAAGCTGCTATGCACATCGCCCAGGTCCTGCTCCAGCGCCCGCACCATGTCCTTGTCCCACTTCTCCACCCCTTGCTTGAGCCACGCACGGAAGTCGGGGGACATGCCCAGGCTGCCAGGCACTTGTGGGGGCGATGGAAGGGTGATGCGCTCGGTGAGGGGGCGGGAGATCATGCGACGGCGGTGTCCTTGGTCTCGTTGCGTTTGGACATGTCCATGCCCTGGAGAGCGGCGCGTTTGAGTGCGGGGGTGATTTTGAGGAAAGGCACTTTATGTTGCTTCGGTTGTACTTTAGTATCTGCGTCCTTTGCCCACGCTTCCGCTTCTGCCCGTGTTGCAAATGTACTCCGACCTGTAGGGTGCTCACCATCAAACCGATCTACAGCCCACGTTTCGTTGTCTTGCCATCTTTCGTCCGCCGGTACACGAGAGACTTCGTGGGACACACGCGGCCCTTCAGCTATCTCCCCCTCCTCCACCCGCGCCCCGTACTTTTTCAAAAACCTATTCAGCTCCCCCTTCGGGCTACTGAGTTTGTCGTAGCGTTTGGCGAGGTCGGGCGTCATCTTCAATGGTTCTTTGGCTAGGTCAATGTCCAATGGCTTCCGTACGTTTTCTAGGTGGCGCGTTCGTACGCCGAAGTGATCAGCGAGCACGTCATCGAACTCGCCACTGCGCATGGTTTGTGCAGTCCGCGCAATCTCGCCAATGTCATAGCGCTCAGCGTGCTTGTGTGCGTAGTCTTCCCAATCCTTGATCATTTCCTCGCGGGTCAGCGGTGTCGTTTCAGCGCGCGGACCAAGCAACCGTTCCAGCTCCCTGCCCTCGTTTTCTGATAACTCGTGCCACGTACCATTTGCTTGCGCCATCCACTCACCGCCAGAGTTACGCGCGACACGTGTGTACGTACGCAACGGCTGATTATACCTCTCCGCCTGCATCTCCCCGCTCGTCCACCCCACCTGATCAATCCCCTTCTCCGCTGCCTCCCTGATCGCCCGCTTCAACCCGAGCATCTGCCAGTTACCCTGTGCCCACTTGGGCATCTTGGAGAACTCACCTTTGCCTGGGGGCTGTATCTCCTCCAAGAACAACATGGGCTTGCCCGCGCTGTCTACGCGCTCGTTGTAGCGGAGGCGGACGATGGGGTTGGGGATGTCGGAGTAGGGGGCGTGGCCATCTTTCCAGTTTTTGCCTATGTTGCTAGTACGAGCGGTGTGCTGTATAGCTTCTTGTGCGTCTCGCGCGCCTAACTCAGTTTGCACAAGATTACCAAACTCGTCAAACACAGACCACCCGTGTGGATGTTGTGCGGCAGTCCAATTTGTTGTATTAACGCCGTTGTCTGGCGCCGTCACGAACAGCTCGCGGTACGTACCGGGCTTGTGGCCGGGGGTGTTGTACTGCGGGTGTTGTGTGGGGTCAAATTTAGTTTGCTGACCTACCTGTGCGCTACCTGTAAGCTGCACCTCTTGTTGGTACGCGGCCCGCGCACTTGCGTTGTCCCCGTACCCGTGTGCTTGTGCCCACTCGCCAAACGATTGCGCGGGCTTGAACTCGCCCAGCCTTGTCTCCCTTAACTGTACCGCCTGTTGCTGCACCCAATCCCTTAAATCACTTTTCGTAGTCCCTTTCTTACCTGCGAACTTCTCATCGAACCCCATCCATGTGAGCTGGTCACTCGCGCCAGGATACTTGCGCATGTGCGCCTTGGCCTGTTCGATACTCAGCCGCTCCTGTGGCAACGTCTCAACTGCCTCGACCGCGTTGGAGCGCCAGCGTGGGCCAACATCAACCGCACCCTCGGCAGCCTGTGCCGCTGGCCCAACCGCCCCCCTCTCCCCCAACCCAACCGCTGCCTGCCCCACGCGCCCAACAGCCGGCGCGATCATGCTCGGCCCGAGCGTCTGCCACGCCGTCGCGCCCGCTCGTGCGATCGGTGATTGCAACTGCTCAGCCGGTTGAATCCCGAACTGCTGCTGGGTGTACTGCTGTAAGCTGGCCGGCCCCGGCGCCATCGGTTGCTGTGGCGAGCCGGTCAACCAGTTCATCCCGGCCTGCGGATAGTTCATCAGCGCGTGCATGCCGAGCGCAGCCGTGTCGGCCATGCCCGCGACACCTTCAGCTGTGCGCCCGGCTGTCTCACCGAACAGGCGCTGTATCTGTTCCTTGCCCATCACATACCTATTTGGTAGAGTGCGCGAAGTGACAGGGGAGCATCAACTCCCCCATCACATCTAGTCACGAAGCCGAACGGAGGTCGGCAAACATGCCTATAGACGCTGCTAGCGTACCTAACGTCACACCGCGAGTCGCTATCAACTTTTGGGGACACGTGAAGCCTGTCGAGACCGGTTGTTGGGAATGGCAAGGATACCGCCGCAAGAATGGCTACGGGTTCTTTCGTCTCGGTATACCGCATACAAAGCGCCGTAAGATCCTCGCCCATCGTTGGTCGTTTTATTTGGCTACTGGACATTGGCCACACGCACCGTTGTACGTATTGCATTCATGCGCGAATCCTTCGTGTGTGAACCCCGTACATCTACGCGCTGGTACTCATCTCGAAAACATGCGCGACAAAATTAAAGATGGCCATACTATGGTCGGTGACAAAAACCCAAGTCGTCTGTACCCCGAACGCTACCCACGAGGGGAGCAACACCATTCCGCCAAACTAACGCGAGCTTCTGTACTCGAAGCAAAACATCTGTATGCAACAGGACAGTACAGGCTCGTAGATTTAGCCGCTGCCTATAATGTGTCCATAGCCACATTACACGCTGCCGTACGCGGTAAAACATGGCGGTCACTCAGTACCGACCTCGGTCATGTCTAACGACCATGACGTAATTTCGGTTAACGCACTAAAACTCATGCGCCACTGATGTGAACGTGCAGTCACAATAAAATTGAAACAGCCGTCTCTCTTAGTCAACCACGCTTGTTGGCCAAGGAATGGTAACCGAAAGGGGTTGGTATCTGGTATAGGAAAGCCAAAAATTCGGCGACGATACGTTTGGATATGCCCCGCATTATCTGCCGGCCACTGCTCAAAGATGGGCCTGAGCCGGCTGATTTGGAAATACGAGAATCCATCTCCTATTTCCCCGCTCAACAACGTCCCACCCACGCTCGGCCCATTACGCAGCATGAGCCCGTTGCCCCCGTTGAACACGCCGGGCACTTCGTTGAACGGGCCGCCGAATAGGTCGTTCGCGTAGGTGATGTCGGGAATGTCGCTGTAGCGGTCGAACAGCTCGCCGAACGTCCGGTACGTCAGGCTGTTATCAATCACCGAGTTCGGCTGCACCACGTCCTGTACATTAAATGGTACACCGTCACTCGTGCGCGGCCTCGCCTTCGTCCACTTGCCCGTGCGCATGTTCCACATGAGCATCTGGTCGAGCGCGCCGGGCGGGTCAGCCTCGAGCGAGCTGAAGTACCAGATCGCCAAGCTGTTCGGCGCATCCCACCCACCGAGCGTGCGGTCGAGGTAAGCCGGGTTCACGTGCGAGAAGAACCACCCCTTCACCTGGTTCGGTATCCGCTGCAACGTACTGCCGTCGAACATGTAGAAATCATCGTTGGCCAGGAACAGGTGCACATCGGCGGCGTTGATGACCATCTCGTTCGTCAGCGTGCCCACGTTCTCGCTGATCGCCGTGAACTGCCAGAAGAACGGTGGACCGGTGAACTGGCCGAAGTACATGCTGTTGGTCTTGTACGCGACTACGCCACCCCTGATCCGGTGGAACGCAGTGATCGGTCCCTGCGTCGCTTGCAAGCGCGCGGTCACCGTCTCAGTCGCAATCGCTGCTGGCGTGCCCACGGTCCAGATCGCATCGCTGATGCCGCTGAAATAATACTGATCCGACCGGGGCAGGATCAGGAACACGCCAGGGTTTGCGGTCTCCACGATGCTGCTGATCGGCGGGTCCGCGTAGGACGGGTTGGGCTTGTGCGTGGCGAGCGGCACAAACGGCAACTCGTTACTACTCACCTGCGGCGGATCGCTCCCGTTCACCGCTAGCACATCCACACCAAACGTGGTGAACCGCCACCGCGAGCCGGTGTTGAACGTCTGCCCGCTGTCGAACGGAATCCAGCTCGTGCCCATCAGTTTGTACAGGTGGTCCTGTGTGCCGGCCACGGTGAACTGGTCGCCGGAGGGCATGGTGGCGGTGTAGCTGCCCAGGCTGGGGAGGGGCAACGAGGCGACGGGGACGAACGAGGGTACGGTACGCAGGCCGGCCACAGTTCCTACAAAGCCGTCCATGTCTTTGATCATGCCCGGCGTGCGGTCGTCCGCGTCAGGGCAGAAGTCAAGTAGCTGAATCGGGCGCGCGTACATGGCTTACCACCACGCACGGATCAATCGCATGGTCGCTCGTTCCTGGGTCTCGCGCATGAGGCTCAGCCTGTGCTGCTCGGCGGCGATCAAGCACCGCTGTGCGCTCGCGTCGTCCTTAATCCGCACGGCGTACAGCTGGGCCTCAGTAGCAAAGCGTATCAGGTCACTCGCCTGGGTTGTCCAGAAGTTGCTCGTGTCACTGTCGGCGGGGATGGGTATCTTCCCGTTGCCAGTGATCTCGACATCGTAGTCCTGGTCCGGCGTCTGGTAGATGCGGAACTTGGAATCGAAGATCGCGTAGCAAGAGGGCACCGAGCGCACAGACGGGATGTCCACGTCCATGTGCAGGATGCGCTCGAACGTGACCTCGGGCATCCACTGCCACACGTTCGCGTAATCCAAACGCATGTAGTCAATGTTGACCAGATCGTCGGGCAGCGGGTAGGTGTTGGTGCCGGCTGTGAGGGTTACGATTTCTTGTGTAGGCGAGTTGTAGAAGAAGTCCCGTTGATACTTGCGGATCAAACTTTGGGTGTAGTCGATGATTTCGTCAGTCAGGTCTTCGCGGTTGACATCCGTCGCTATGACCTGAACCAAGTCTCCGTATGTCGTGACTGCCATTGGTCATCAGCACTCGGCAGATTCGGCCCGCCCTGCCATCTCCGGCTCCAGCTCCTCACACAACTCGCGTATGGTCTTGACCACGCACACCACCGGTTCCCGTTTTCCTACGCGCGCCCGCTTTCTCGTGCGCCGTTGCCGCTGCAACGCGGCGAGCATGCGCCAAGGACTGGGGGCAGGCACGATTGACCTGCCCCGTTTCCTTGAACTGACATGGGCCACGCGCTTAGGTTGGCGTCCGTGTGGGTGATTGGGTCGGCGTACGAGTGCGCGTCGGCGTAGATGTCGGCGTACTCGTAGGCGTAGTCGTGGGCGTGTGCGCGCCCCACGTGACCATCGGCACCTGGTACCGCGTCCCGGTACCGCACTGGTACACCAGGTCACCCTGGATCACACTCAGTGTACACTTGTCTGCCGTCGGCCCGAAAATGGTCGTCGCACATTGCGTGCTCTGGTACGACGTGGCCTGTTGAAAATCGGAGCTGACCGGCGCGCAGTCCGGCAGCGCGTATGCCTGGCCGCTGGCCAGGGCCAGCGCCACTGCAATGAGCAGTGCTCGCAGCATCATAGCCTCCTAATGCATGCCCTTCGGCGTCTTGCCCTTGACGGCCTTCTTGATGTCTTTCTTCACTGCCTTCTTCGCCAGCTTTTTGAGTCTTGCCATTGGTTCGGTCTCCTTATCTGTTTGGTGTCTTGGTTCGCGCAGCGGGCACGGGCTTGGGCGCAGGCGTGGCCGTGCGGAATGGATCATTCTCCATGTCCCGCTTCACCGGCTTCGGCGCGTCCCAGTTGCTGCCTCGCCCCATCGGCGACCCGTCATTGTACTTCGCCTTCTCGCAAATTTGCTTCTGTATCGTGTAACACGTGTCACTCATGCGCTGCGCGAGCAGCTCCTGATACGCCCGTTCAAGTACACGATCAGCCTCCGCAGTACTGGACGGATACTCGTACCTGTCCGCCCCGTGCTGCGGGCTGCTTGTCGGCCAGCCCCGGTCAGGCGATTGTTCGTCGCCAGCCATCGGGCTTACTTGCCTCGTCCTCGACCAGCGGTCACCAGCTCGTCGCCGAGAGTTTCCTCTCGCCCAACTTGCTCAGTGTAGCCTTCAGGGGCATCTTGAATCGCGCCCGTGTGCGACTGCACCTTGATGAACCCGTCATTGCCAGGGCCAAGACCGGTCGGCATCTCACCGCCCGGCCACCCCTTTTGTCCTTTCTTCATGGCCATTGTTGTTCCTCCTTTTCCTTAGAACGCCGGGGCCAGCATGTTGTACCGGACCCAGCCACGCACGGTGCCGGTCACAGCCCCACCGCTCCCGGTCGTCACGGTGAGCACCAGCTCGCTATCGGACACGGTGTAGTTGAACGGTACTGCGCCGGCCACGCCGTCGCTGTACACACTGTTGAGCCCGGTCCCGACCCCGTCGCTTGCACAGAAGCGGTCTGGATCAGCAGCTACCGTGGTACCGTTCCCGTTATCCTGGCCCGTATCTCCCAGCTCGCCCGCAGTCGCGGACAGGCTTTCCAGGTCCAGGTACCAGTCGAGCACCTGAGCCCCGAGCGGGATTTTCGCCAGCCGCAGCACGTCGGCTGCGTTCAGGGTTACGGCAGTGAGCGTGACCAAGAAGCTCGCGGTCACATCGCTCGGTTCGCCAGAGCCCGTCAAAGGCGGGTTGGCGTCGAAACCAGCAGTCTCATAGGTCGCCATTGTTCATTCCCTCCTTACGCGTTGGGCTCGTAACTCGACACCGTGATGGTGGCGTAGTCGGCGCTGTTGAAGCGGGTCTTCTTCATGCCGAGAATCATACCCGCAGTGATACGGAGTTGGTTGCCGCCGTCGAGTAGTTCCTCGAACCAGCGCATCTTCATGTCGATCCCGTAGGCTCGACCGAAGGCCAAGCACGCAGACTGCGCGCCGCAGAACACGCCGCGAGCCACGTTGGTCGCGGTGCCGACCGTGGCACTCAGGCTGTTGTATCGAATCTCGCCTGTCGCGGTCAGCTCGACGCTCGGGTCGCTGTACGGAACGCGGTTGTCCTCGTGGATGACCACGTTGTTGTACATGCCAATGGCCCCGGTGAAGATCGGGTTGCCGCTGATCTGGCCTCCCTTGAGCGCGGCCAACTGGATGTCGCCCCACTGGCCTTGGCTGAAGTTCTTGCGCAGGCTCTTGATCTGGAGCGGGTGCAGGAACATCACCCCGAACACTTCCATGCCCTTCAACCGGATCGGCTTGATCGGCATGGCCAGCGTGTGGGCGATGGCGACGATGTTGTCGATCAGATCGACCGTGAACACGTCACCGGTTTGCAGCGGGTTCGCCGTGCTGCCGTTGTTCGCGTATGAACTGTTCCCGTTCACCTCACAGCTTCGCCCGTTGGCGAACATGACGTGGTCAACATCGGGGAGCAGGGGGCTGTTCATGCCGGTGTACTTGGTCGAGTACGGCGTGGCCTGCACGAACGTGCCGGTCGTGTTGCCGGTCAGCTGGTTCAGCAGCGAAACGTCCAACCGCTCTGCCCACCAGTCGGCCAGACGCATCTTGGCCTGGTCGCGCATGCTGAACGGCACGCGCTGTTGGCTCATCGCACCATACGGCAGGACCGCGTTACGGAGCTGGTTGATCACCAGCTGATCCTGGTACGTCTTGAGCGATTCCTCCTGGCCGGCCAGCGTATTGTCGCCGATCACGCCCGGTGCCTGGAGCTTGGCGATCAGGTCGTACTTGACCGTGTCACCCTCGGTTCGCATGGTCTCGTCCATGATCTGGACGATGTTGTCCGGCGATTCGCGCGAAGGCGCGATCATGGCAAGTTTGTAACAGGCGGTGCTTTGAATGGTCTGAGCAAACAGACGGTGCGAGTACAGCTTCACCGTTGCCGCATCATTTACCCCATAGCTCCAATCAGCCACAGGTCTACCTCCTTGTCCTGGCCTCGATCACAAGAGCGAGGCTCAATGTGAGAGTCCTTACTTGCCACCGAAGGACCGGAGGTGAGGGGATGGCGTTTAGCGTCTGCTATCTTCGACGGGCAGTTGGTTTACGTGTTGCCGAAGGCTGTCTGCCAAAGCCCAACAGGTGACCAGGGTAACGTGACGGATGACAGGTACAGGGGGGACAGTGCGTATCTGCCATCCGGCACGGAACACGAAGGAACACCCGAGCAGGGGTATATCAGGAATAGAACGGCGTTGTCAAGTGCGATTTTACGGCGTCTCATACCAGCCCACCGCGACGTTACCGTCACCGGAGAATGTGAGGCTGGTCATGCACGGACCGTAACGGTCGTAGTTGATCGCCACCGTGGTCGTGGTCGCGGCGATCACGTTGCCGGCAGCGTCGGTCGCGGTCACCTCGGTTGACCCATCTGTGCTGTTCATCACGAGCGCGGACAGCCGGTATGGATGATGTCCCACCTTATAACTGAGCACCGTCCCCGCGCCCGGCTGCGTGGTCCAGTTCACATACGGGATCGCACCCCCGGCCACGGTCAAGCCACCACAGATAGGTGTCGGCCCAAGAGTGTGTGTAGGTGTTTGCGTGACAGTCGGTGTGCGAGTCGGAGTACTCGTACGCGTCGGTGTTTGCGTGACTGTCGGCGTCCCGGTCGGCGTTGCCGTAGCTGTACTCGTCGCCGTCCGCGTAGGCGTAAACGTCGGCGACGAAGTTGCCGTCATTGTCGGCGTACGCGTCGGTGTAAACGTAGCCGTGAATGACGGTGTGTTTGTCGGCGTATCTGTTGGTGTGTCTGTCTGTGCCCACCCCGCCCGCACACCCACGCACAAGAGTAGCCCTACCAGTATGATCCAACGCTTCATGCCACATGCCTCCTGTGCGTGCGCGCGTGCGTCACGCAGAAATTTGCTCCTGCCAGCCTGGACTTTCCTTATCAAGCTTTTCCATCTCGGCCTCGCTCATGCCCATGACATCTTCACGGGTGATAGTCGGGCGGCTCGACGCGGAGCCAGGAATGTTACCAATTGACCCGGCTGCCGCCGCGCTCTTGGCCTTGCTCGCGGCCACCCGTTGTTCGGGTGTCTGTGCGGCCTGGGCCGGAGCCACAGCCGGTGCCACCTGCGCGCTCGGCGCTACCCACCCGTCAGCCTTCGCTACCTCGTACGCGAGCTGCGGTACGGTCTTGCCCTGCTGCATGGCCGAGCGGATCAATAAGCCGGCCCGTTCTTGGAGCATGCCCTGGATGTACTGGTCAGGAATGCCTGCCGCCTTCAGCCGCGCCGTCTCGCGCGCTTCGAGATGCTTGACCGCGTCGTCATAATCCGGTGTCGCCTTACGGAAGTCGTCGATCTGAGACCGCACGGTCATTTGCTGTTGCATGAGCGCCATCTGTTGCTGAGTGATCTGCGCATCATGGCGCGCCGCTTCCGCGACCACACGTGCGTACTCGGTCGGGTCGTACTGCTGAAGCTGTTGAATCTCGGCTTGCGTGTACGGGCGATCGACGCCGGGTACACCTTGCGGCGTCTGCCCTTGCTGCCCGCCCAACGCTTGCTGTGCAGCCAGCGTCTGCTGCTGGTGCTCAGCCAAACGCCGTTCTAGTTCTTGCACACGCGCCGCTTCGCGGTCCCGTGCCTCCTCTATCTCGTGCAACTGACTCCAGCTCGGGCGGCGCTTGCCTTTCTTGGGCGCCCCTTCAGCCTGTGACGCTTCTACCCCACCCTCACCCTCCGATACGTCACCCTCCTCCTCGGCAGGACCGCCCGCGTCATCGGTGGCCGGTTCTGGAGCGGCAGGCTCCGGCTCGGGCGCGGGCGGTGTGACCACAGGTGCATTCGGTGGGGGGTCGGTAGGGCCTGCGGTTGGTGGGAGTAGTTCGGGCTCGGTACCGATGAGCGGGTCAAAGTCCAATGGGTTCGTGCTGTCTGCCATGAGTGTCCTCCTTTATTCCCAATCGACGCCGTGCTTGACGCCTTTTTCGATTTTCTTTTCCAGTTCCTCAAACGCGTGTTTGTCTACATCGAAGCCTTCGGCTTGGATGGTCTCGGCCACCTCACACGCCTGCTCGCACGCTTCTTTCAACGTGTCTCCCACCCCCACCGCCGCACCTATAATGTCCATACCCAGCGCGACCACATAATCTGTGCCGTCAACAATGGCATGGCCATGTAGCTTTATCAAATGACGATACTCCTCGGGGAACCTGATCGGTACAAAGTCGGATTCGGCTTGTGCGGCACGTAGTACCAGCTCGGCGCAGTAGGCGTGTTTGGGCTCGGGTGTGACCAGCTCGCCGCCCGCGCCACCATAGAATATCTCGGGCCAGTTGGAGAAGGTCTCAAGTACACACTCGCTTGGCGGGCTAGGAAAGCGAAGGCTAGGGTCGATCAAATACCCTACACCTTCCTCGGTCACTCGCACCTCGGTACTGAACATGCTTCGGCAACCAAGTTCGCCCAGTACCGGCGCCAGATCGGCATTAGTGTCTCGTAGCACTTGCGGCAGTCGGTCATATGGGACAACTCGCCCGACGTAAGCGACGTCTTTTTGCTCGTAACCGTACACACAAGGTGAGAGGAATTGCCCGTCAACGCATACTCCATCGAACCCAACTTCAACCCCATCTATGTGTCCCTCCACTACGAACTTGAGCTTGTCGCGCATTGGCCCAAGCTGGTGGTCAGTCTTGTGCAACCATGATTGGCTGAGCCAAGTGTTTTGGTGGTGGTAGGATTCAAAATCGCCCCGCCATTCTGAGACCTTGACATACTGGTTGTCATGTTTTGGATTAGCCAAGTGCTCATGTAACGCGTCCATGCCGTCCACAACCCATGTGTCCGGCAACTGCATACCTTTCGTGTGCATCAAGCGCTTGAGCCCGACACGGTCCTGTTCGATTACTTCGGCTTCTGCCGAGCCCCACACGCGGTACCCCTTCGTACGCAGCCACGCTTGCAGATCGCCGGCACCGATGTCGGGGAACACGATCAAGTCAGCGTCGTCGATTACGTCCCAGAAGTCTTTGACGCGCGTGACACCTGGCAGACCGCTGCCCCACAGCGCTTTGCGCGATACCGGAAAACTGTCAGCGTTGTACGGGCTGTAATAATAGACTGTACCAAACGCTTCGGCGAGCTTCGCTGCTGCGTACGGGTACAAGCCCGAATCATAGCAAAGGGCCGTCATGTGCGAGAAGTCAGTCACGCAAGCGGATTCCCGTTGATCTTAAATGGTACCTGATGCACGAGCCGGTCGCGCTCCGTAGCGATGCGCTGCTCAAGCACGCACAGGAGCAAGTTCAACTGGCCTAAGTCCCACTCGCTGTGGTTATCGACCAGGACGCCGTGCAGCTCAGCCAAACGCTCGTTTGTTTCAACCTTGTTCATTCGTGCCCCCTCCCTGCTTCATAGCCTGCCCGAACAGGTTACCTGCCAAGTCAACCATACCCGCCATCTTGTCACCACGCCAACGGGTCATCTCCCCTTGTTGTTTCATCACCTCGTTCTTCTGGGCCGCGTCCATCTCGGCCTTTTTGATGATCGCTTCCAGCAACATCTTGCTCTTGCTCGCCTGCATGTCATCGGCCAGCTTCTGCGCCTTCGCCAGCTTCTCAGCCGCCTGCGCCTTGGTCAGCTGCGTTTGTGCCTGCACCTGCTCGAACGAGATAGGTTTCCCACGCCCGCCCATGCTCAAGCCCTTCTGCGCGAGCTGCTGTTGCATCTCGGCCTGCCGCGCCATTGCTTGCTTGATCGAGAACTTCAGGCTGGCCGGGAGTGGGAAGAAGTCGATCATTTCGGGTAGGAAGTTGTTCGTCCTGATCAGCGTGGGTGCAAGGCGCTCGATCGTGGCCATATACTGCTCGCGCACGTTCGGGTCGCGTGTGCCTTCGTCCATGACCACATCGTATTCGAGGAAGAACGGTTGACGGATCAGCTTGACCGCCTCCGCGTCGAACGGGCCACCCACGCGCACGATCCGGTCATCGGCGATGAACTGCAAGAAATCAAATATTGTTTTAGCCTCGTTCTCCCGGTACCGGCGCAGGTTGTCGAACTCGTGCGCGAGCAGCAGCGTACTCGCTGACTGGCGCTGGCGCATGGTCAGCGCGGGCTGATCGCCCCCACCCATGCCCATACTCACCTCGGGTGAGATGCCGGTCACGTCCCGCATCATCTGGTTGCACACCTGGAACATTTCGATCGAGGCGGGCGGGATGGACGGCTGTTCCTTGTCCTTGACCAACTGCAAGCCACCCCGCTTGAGCAGCGTGATCGAGCCGGGCCGCGCGTAGGCTTGCTCGGCCTCTTGCGGATTGACAAACGCGTCTTCCTCGGCCAGCAACCCACCCTTCGCCTGACGACTGATAATCTCCATGACCTGATTCGCGTACTTGGTCATGTACTTCTGCGGGTCCATGAGCAGGCGCATGAAGCCGTAGTGGATGCAGTCTTCTTCGTCACGTTGGCCGGTCACGCAGTTGAAAGTGAAGCGCTTACCGGGCAGGTCGAACGGCCCCGCTACCACAGTCTGGCCGATGATCACGATGCGCTGGTACTGGCGCATGAACATCTTGTCGTGGTCGATCTCCGCGCCACCGAACAACTTCTTGTACCGGCGTTGGTACTCGGCGAACGTGGCCTCGTCTAGCCAGTCGTCCTTGCCGCTGAGTGGGTCAACAAAGTATACCCCAACGACCTCGTCGTACCATTGGAACTCGACCACGCGCACGTTGCCAGCTGCGATCGTGGGCCACTCGACGCCGCTCGTGATCGGTATGGCTTCCTTCTCGCTGATCAACACGCTCTCCTGCGGGCGCGACGAGCTGCTGCTCACGCCCACGTTCGCCAAGATCACGGCCCGGTGCTTGTCGCCCCATCGCTTCAGTGCCTCCGTCTTACTGATCTGCCGCTCGCGCCCGACCCACCGCGCGTCTTCGGTCACACATGGGCTCGTGCTACGGACATCCCACAACATCTCCAGCCCATCCGTCCGCTTCACATTGATGTTCCCGCTCGCGTCCATGCTGCGGTCGAACTGTGTGTCGGTCCAGCCCATACCGCGACGAAGCATGTCGTCGAAGGCCATGCTGCGCTCGCTGTCACCGTTGCAGTTCTGCAACACCCACTCGTACGCCTTGGTGACCAAATCACCCGCACGCGCCTGCATCTCGTCGTGCACTTGCCGGGGCAGAAAATGGATGTCCAGCTTGCTCTGCCGTTCAATGCCCCCGATGTACCGCAACCACTTCTGCGCCGCGTTGAACACACTCGTCGGGCGCATCTCGGCTTCGAGCAGCTCCAGGTCCGCCTTGCTAAAATGCTTACCTGCCGCGAACCGATCTGCCTCCATCGCCTGCTTGCGCCACTTGCCCACGGTCGTGCGGCATTTTTCGATCTGCTCAAGCGCCCACCGTGCGAGCGGGTCGCCGGGCAAGTCTGTGCCTGCCGTGGTCGGCTTGTGCTCGTCAGGTCGCCGGTCACCCGGCGTGCCCCAGCTCGTGTCTTTCCAGCCGTCGCCGGCACTCGCGTCAGTTGGCATCAATGACCCCTCAGTGGGTGCAAGTCAGCGGGCTTCACGCCCAGCACATGCCCGATCAACAGCCCACTCGGACTGAACCACGCCATGTCAATCGTCCCGTCCGGTCGAAACGCGTTCGGCATGAACCAGTCGCCCTCGTGCGTGTGCGGGATCGCGCCCGCCCGCAGCCCCCACATGGTACCGGGCGAGAACTTGGCGAACAGTTCTTGGATGCTGTCCGGTAGCCCGGCAAACCACCCAGCCATCTCCAAGTAATCACCGACCGTCAACTCAAGTACGCCGTCGTCAATCGTGTCTAGGCTGACATCCATGAAGCACCTGGGGGTCTGGGGCGCGGCGGCGCGCTCTCGCGCACGGGCGCCGGGAACACTACACGCATGGCCGGGTCGCACATTCTACTCATCGCGTCGATCACGTCGTCGTACTTGCACGCAGGATACTTTTGCCACTCCTCGTTTACAAACCGTTTGATTGCCTCGACCACCTCAGCGTCACGCCCGCGCGTCTCGGGGTTGGGTAGCCAAATGCGGCCCGCGTTGGCGATGGGCATCAGCGTACGGATGCGGTCGGGCTTGGACAGGTTGTGCCACTCCCCACTCCGGCCCAGCTCGATTATCTGGAACCGATAATTCTCCCGCTCCATTCGGTCCTTCAATGTAACAACGTCCGCTTGGAGACCGTACTCCTCGTAGCCCACAGAAATTGGCCTCCACTTTCGGTGCATACGGAAGATATGATCAGCTCGTTCGGTGGGATCAAGGCGTGCGCGGACACAGTCGAGCCAATAGTAATTTCCGTCTCCAGCGGTTCCGAACACGAGTATGACCGTGAAGTCGGCTTTCTTGGTCTTACGCAGCGCCGGGTCACAGACCATGTAGACATTGAGGTCGCGCGCATTGGTCTCCTCGTAGTAGTTGAGGGGCGTGTTGGCGAACCAGTAGCCGCCAGCGATGGTTGGTTCTTGTTGGTAGCTAGCCTCCCACACTGACAGGTCGGCGTTCTTGATCGGCTCCAGCTCGGCTACCGGCCACCGCTCGGGCCAGAGCGGATCGCCTTCATGGCGCCAGCCTTCTTCCTCGGTAGCAATCGCGCGTAGGCGGATCACATCCCACAGCCCGCGCTTGTCACTCGGCTTGCTCTGCCCATCTGTGTACGGCCTATTCTGCTGCACGTCCCACCCACCATCCTCACTCACCCGCCACCCGATCAAGTCATCCGGCGTCCACCGCGTACTGGCAATGATGATCGCCGCACTCGGTTCGAGACGCACCCGCACCACCCCGTTGTACATCTCCCGCTTCTGCGACATGATCGTGTCGCTGGCCATTTCCTGCCGTGACTTGTGCGGATCGTCTATACAGTTGTGGACGAAGATTCCGTCAGCGATGAAGCAATGATCTTCTGCCACTTGGATGTCATAGACTCGCGCGAAGCCGCATTCTTCGACTTGTGAAATTTCATGTGACACGGTTGACAGAGGACCGCAATGTTCTCGATCGTATCGTTCCTCTTGTTCTCGTCCATGTGATGCCCGATCAAGTTGTGCGTTGTACTGCACTCGAAGCAGGCGCGGTATCGGTCCCGTAGCTGCGGCGATAGCCGCTTCTTGAAACGCCGCAGGTAGTACGTCAGGTATTTGCCAGTACGGTAATTGGGATTGTTCCTCCCAGCCATCAACGTCGCGTGCGCTTGCTCCTTGCAGACCATCGAACAAAACTGAGTCTTGTAACTCGTTGGCCGAAACTCCCGGTTGCACGTAGCACAAAGGATCGGGCGCAACGAACGCAGGCCACCCGTTGTCTGCGCCCATTCGGAGTAACACGTTTGATTGCAAAACATGCGCTTCCCCTTGCCTCGGGCGAGTCTCGTACCACACTGTTTGCACACCGGGCGCCGGCTCTCGAAGTACACCCGCGTCCATTCCTTGCTGCACGTCGGCGAACAGAACTTGCTCTTGCGCTTGTTGAGACGCTTCTCTTTTGGCTCGTACGCCTTGTGGCATTGTTTGCACACCATATACGCGGTCCCCTTTTCGCAGAGTACCAGCTTCTCTCCAGCCGGTCGGGGTTAGTATATGATGATCGTGAGTCACTGTCAATGAGTGCGTACCATAACCAATACGGATCACCCGGCGCACGCCGTTGTGCATCACGCGTTCAACACGTTGCCACGCCCACGGAGTCGCAACTTCGTCTGCAACCGTAACGTGTTCGATTGGTACTTGGCCGCGTCGCGTCGTTACGAGAGAACCTTGCGCGACGCAGAGCAAATGTGCGCCTCGCCCATTCACACCGGTATCAAAACCGCCGGCATAAAACTTACCGCCGCTCACCGTCTGAAACTCGTCCTGCGCCCGGCTGAACTTGGTCAAGGACGCTGACGGGAACAACGCTTGGTACAGGTCACTTTTCATTATCTCACGGATCGTTCGACCCGATGTACGAGATAAGGCTTTACCGTAGCCAAGCAGAATGACTGAGTGTTCTGGGTTGTGCCCAAAGTAGAACGGCAGAAAGGTCTCGACACAAAATTGAGTTTTGCTATGCCGAAACGGCATCGAAATTATCTGCCGCCGACAAGCTGGATTACAAAGAGCAATGCCTTCCAGCCTCGGCGCAAGGATGGCTTGTTGGAAATGCGTGTACCCCCAATCAGGGTGCACGGCCAACGCAAACGCCCCGTAGTTCGTGCGCAGATCGTCCAGCCCAACATCGTCCAGCGCCGGCCCCCGTTCGACCAGTTTCTTGCCGTTCAGGAACGACCGGTCAGGCACATCGATACCAGCCTTGGCCAAGTGCTGCCGGATCAACTGGCCGCTCGTGTTGTACCACACGGCGATCTTTTTCACCGAACCGGACACCTTGTAGCACTCGGCTATGCGCTGCGTGTCCAACTCATCGAACGGTGCGCGAGATTTTTTCATTTCTCCCCTCGCGTCGTCCAGGGCTCGGCCTCGTCAGAGTGGATGAACTTGAGCGCGTCATCGAAGCTGCCCTCAAATCTAAATCCCCTGTCATCGACATAGACATCAGCAGGAATTTTTTTGTCTGTCACATCCATCTGCGGGAACTCGTTCTCGCTCAACCACTGTCGAATTGCGGCAGGGCCACCCTTCTCACCGGCACGCGCCGAGAACACAAACACTTCGTAACCATCTTCGAGCAGGTTCGTGATGAAGCGCTGCGCGCCGGGCACTGGGTCACCAGTCGGCGCAAGACCGTCCCACGTGGTATAATCGTGCAAAACGCCGTCAAGATCGACGGCTATGCGGCGCTTCTTCTCTGCCATCAAGCGGCCTTGGACACCTGCCCCAGCAACACGCGCGCTTCGTGGCACGGACACTTGCATGCGCGCGGCCCAAAGTGCGGCGCCCGCTCGCACACATGGCACCACTCGTTGATCACACCCCCGCCCGCACGCAGCGGGCTGAGCGCTTCGACCAGCCGGCGAACCATGTCCAGGTTATCTTGCACCGGGACCGGGTCAACCTGCTCGGCCCGATAGAGCAGCTGGCCCTGCGTCGCGTAGTACACGTGGCCGGGCATGTTCTCGATCGCACACTGCTCGCAAGCGGGTGCCCGCAGACGGTTGTCCTTCACATCGGTCTCGGTCGTGTGACCTTTCTCGCATCGCCACCGCGCCTTGTCCGGCACGAGCCGTTCGACTTTATCGTTCTTGGGCATTCCCGTTCTCCTTTACGTGGATTGGTTCGACTGTGATGGTCGTGCCCGCGATGGCAGACTGGCCGCGCCGGACCATCGCGTCGCGCAGGCGGGCTTGGTGTTCGAGTTGGAGCAGCTGGGCTTGCGCGCCTTTCACGTCACCAGCATTCTTGGCGTACAACGAAACGATCTGGCGCAGCTCCCTGTAACAGTCCAACGCCCCTTCCTCGTCACCCTTGCGCTTGTGCACATCGGCTAGGTCGTACAGCGCGTCGGCCAACCGCTGCGTCTCGCGCCCGAGTTTGTATTCCTTTGCCATCAGTACCACCCTACGCTAGCGCGACCGTTCGCGTCAAGGAAAAGAGCGCCCACACATGGGCCATAACGGTTACCGTCGAACGCGACGGACGTAGTTGTGGCCGCGATCACGTTGCCCGCGCCGTCCGTGAGCTGGGTGAGTACACCGGACTTGCTGGTCAGCGTGTACGCGGCGAGTGTGTAACCGACCGGCCCGGCTTGTAATATCGCCCCCGCAACCGACTTGACGGTCCACTTGACGTAGGGGATTGACTGGCCGGCAGGCGGGGCGTGGGAGCAGAAGGGGGTAGGGCCGGGCGTGT